GAGACTGGTGCAATTGGCCAAGAAATCAATGAAGAACAATTGGATGAAATTGATAGAACAGCACTTTATCATAAACTTCAAGCTAACATTGCAGACAAAAACAAAGCATATAGCGCTGATAACGCAAGAGAATTTTCTGGCGGTAAACTTAGAGATGCAGGAGAGAAAAAAGCATCACTAGATAAACACGTTGCCGGTATTAGAAAAGCTCAAGGAACTTTACGTAAAGTAACAGGATCCATGTAAATTAAAATACATGAAATCATTTAGCAACTTCAAGGTTAAAACAATAGAGAAACCTTCTATAAAGAAGGAAGAATCTCTATTGGAAGCCTTAGATTATGAGGATACCAGAGGCGTCATTGTTGAAGCCTCTGAATCGGATCCACCTCCTGTTATGATGATGCGTAGAAAGTCTATCAGAAAATTATCTGGTAACCAAAAAGTAGCATTATACTATGTGGATAAGATTAATAAATATATCACAATACCATATGGTAGTGGTGGTTTAACAGGTTCTATCGGTGAAGAAGTTATTGAATATCAAGAGTACAGTATCATTGATGAGTTAAAAGACATTATACATAATAATTGTAAAAAATCAATAATGCTAGAAGATGGTAACTGGAAAAACGTGAGTGTACATACTGCAAAATCTATATTAGAAGTTTGGACACATCATTTGAGCCAAGAGAATCAAAAACTTTTTGCTGAGATGGCCATCAAGAGTGTTGCAGATTTTAACCGAGTGGTTGATTTTGTTAATAAAAATATAAAGTAAAAAATGGCAAATAAATTTACATATCAAGTCTTAAGAGACACACAGACAGATTCGGTTATTAAATTAACCGGTGTGTTTGACGGTACTTCAGGTCAAGAAATGAACCTGTCTCGTATACAAGCCAATACATTAAATAATGCATTGGCAACAAACAATTATTTGTTAGCTAATTCAACAAATGCATTTGCAAATACACCATTACCATATTACGACTTACAAATTACTGGCGTAAAATATTACGTAAACTTTCCAACCAACAGTTCACCAGGTGGAGTTGAAATGTTTTGGGCAGGAAATAATGCAACAGGTTCTTTTGCATCAGGTTATGCAAACTCAGCAACAATTTTCCATCTGAACTTGCAAGGTGAGTTTGGATTAGGCGAACAATTACCGTCTATTTTAAATAATTCAGGTGATGGTATTCGTGCAAATACAGTAGGTAACGGCGATATTGGTATTCAAACAACTGGTGGTACAGCCAACTCAGCATATACATTGATTATATCAATACGTAAGAATAACCAAATGTATCAACGTGGTCAATTTAACGATCCAGCAGCATTTAACTTTAAAGGTGCTGGTTATGGAGTTACACCTTAATGTCAAATTCATTTACATATCAAGTCTTAAGGGACACCACAGAAAAAGCATTTATCAAATTAACTGCCAACTTTGATGGTTCTGGTCAAGAAAACAATGCATACCGTATTCAAGCCAATACATTGTATGGTGCCTTAGATGCAAACAACCAGTTACTTTATACTTCTGCGAGTTTAAGTAATACTGCAAAACCTTATTACGGTTTGTCAATTGCTAGGATTGGTTACAATATTGCATCACAACAAAAAGGTTATGTTGAAATATATTGGACGAATGGTGCCAATACAGCACAAAGTACACCAATTTTTAATATGGATTTGTGTGGAAAATATAGTGAAGATGAAGGTCTTGTAACTATAACAAACAATGCAAATAACGCAACAGGTGATATTGGAGTCAGTACGTTTGGTTTAACAGCTAATTGTGCATATACATTATTTTTAGAATTACGTAAAGACAATGCATACTATCAACGTGGCCAGTTCAATGATCCAGCCGCATTTAACTATAAACCATATGGGGTAACTCCATGAAACTAATTAAAGAAGTAGTAGAAACCGTCCAATACATTACTGAAGAAAAGGACGGTAAAAAGTCTTTATTCATTGAAGGTCCGTTTCTAGTAGCAGAAAGAAAAAATAAGAATGGTCGTTTGTACGAATACAACACCATGAAGAAAGAAGTTGCAAGATATTCAGAAGAATACATCAATAAGAACCGTGCATTTGGTGAATTAGGACATCCAGATACACCATCTATCAATCTTGACCGTGTGTCTCACATGATTGTTGGTTTGAAAGAAGACGGCAATCAATGGGTTGGTAAAGCAAAAATACTTGAAACACCTATGGGTAACATCGCTAGAAATTTGATTGAGGGCGGTGGTCAACTTGGTGTATCATCAAGAGGTATGGGATCATTGAAAAATGTTAATGGAGTTAACATTGTTCAGGACGACTTTTATCTAGCCACAGCGGCAGATATTGTAGCAGACCCTTCTGCACCTGGTGCTTTTGTACAAGGTATTATGGAAGGAAAAGAGTGGATGTTAGTTAATGGAGTATGGACCGAAGCAGACCAAGAGCAATCTATTCGTCAAATTCGCCGTGCTTCATCTAAAGAAATTGAGGCTGTTAGCCTAAGTATCTTTGAAAACTTCATCAGAAAACTTTAAATTAATAAATATCCAAACATAGAATCAAGGAGATTTTCAAAATGGGAAAATTAACAGACGCCGCTAAACACTTGCTAGAAGGTTCAAAAGAAACCTTTGACGCTAATATTTCAGCAAAAAGAGGCCAACGTGGAGGCGATAAGCATCCAGACGGAGAAGTAGGCATGGATAAATTAGCCGCTTCAAAAGCATACGGTTCACACGATGCTGGTATTATTGGCGACAATCCACAAAAAGAACAAGATGGTCTACCAGATTATCTAAAAGGCACTCCAACTGCAACACCACCAGGTGCAACACCACCTGTAGGTTCAGAAAAGAGCCAATATCATCAAACAGTTGGAAACTCTATTCCATCAAATCAACCACAATCAACAATGGGTCGTAAAGATGTTATGCATCCAACTCAGTTGAATGGTAATCAATACGAAAGACTACGTGACCGTACACCAGAAGCGTTACCAAAGAATACATTTGGTATGAACAAAGGTGCTACATTCCAACACTTTGACGGTACACACACAGCTGGTAACCAATCTACTGGTTACAATGAAGCTTTAGATTTCTCTGATGACGTTAATGCTTTACTAGAAGGCGAAAACTTATCTGAAGAATTTAAAGTAAAAGCTACTACAATTTTTGAAGCTGCAGTTTCTTCACGTATTGAAGCAATTACAGAAGCTGTTGAAGAACAATTGACAGAACAATTTGAAGAAGCTATTGAACAAGTTAAGAATGAATTGGCAGAAAAGGTTGATGCTTATTTGAACTACATGGTAGAACAATGGATTGAAGAAAATCAAATCGCTGTTGATAACGGTTTGAAATCTGAAATCGTAGAAGATTTTATCGGTGGTTTACATAACCTATTCAAAGAACATTACATCAACATTCCTGAAGAACAGGTAAATGTTGTAGAAGAACTAATGACAAAAGTAGAATCATTAGAATCAGAATTAAACGAATCTATTAACGGTTCAGTTGCTTTAAAACAAGCGTTAAACGAACACCAAAAAATTGAGGCTATCTACGCAGCGTGTGAAGGCCTAACTCAGACTCAAGTAGAAAAATTAAAATCACTCGCAGAGGGTGTGGAATTTACTACTGAAGAAGAATATGTTGGTAAATTAGAAACACTAAAAGAATCTTATTTTCAAGTTAGTGTATCATATGCCGGCAGTTCTACTCTGAACGAAGGTGTTGAAGTTGAAGAAGAAAAGAAAGCAGTTTCTACAGATTCTTCAATCGCTCAATATGCAAAGACAATATCACAGACTTTGGTAAAATAATAAATAAAACTACCAAAAAATAATAACAAGGAGTTAAAAACTATGTACATGACTGAAGAACTACAAGCAAAATGGCAACCAGTTCTGGAACATCCAGAATTAGAAGCTATTAAAGATCCATATAAAAAGGCAGTTACTGCTTTAGTATTGGAAAACCAACACCAAGCTATGCAAGCTGACAAGCGTCAGTTGAACGAATATGCTGAACCAGGTCCAACAAACGTTACTGGTGGTGTAAACAACTTTGATCCAATCTTAATCAGTTTGGTTCGCCGTTCATTACCAAACTTGATTGCGTATGATGTTGCTGGTGTACAACCAATGACAGGTCCAACAGGTTTGATTTTCGCAATGCGTGCTCGTTACACAAACCAAGGCACACCATTTGCTGGCGGTGGTACAGAAGCTTTCTATAACGAAGCAAATACTGCTTTCTCTGGTGTAACATCAGTTGCTAACCCATACGGTTTCACTGGTACTGCATTAACAGATACAAATACAAACTTCCAAAACCAAG